ATCAATCGTTTCTTTTTTGAGATCGCTTTGTGTATACATCAAGTCGCCTTGATATACGCCTGACTTGATTCCTAGTTTAGGAAGATGTTGTAGACACAATAGAAGTTTTTGTTGGAGATCGCCTTGTGTGTCCGCTTTAACGTCTGCAGGTGTTTTGTATACCTTTGGATTCTTGTTAAAGATCCCTTTCTTAGCAACAAAGAACTGTTTGTCTCTTGGATCAATACCACAAAATACAGCAGGAGCACCATCCCATTTAACGGTTGCGGATAAAGGTGTTTTTGAGTGCCCAGCTAACATATCACGTAAGTCGCGGAGAAATAAAATAGCCTGTCTGGTACCAGCAACGCCTTCATTGAAGATAAGGTCCTCAATATGTTCCATGTGAGTGTTCTTTTGCTCAACTAGGAATGATTTAAATCCTCTCATTCTTTTATAATCCTCTACTTTCAATAAAAGGTCAACAGTTAATTTTATATAAACTCAGTTACTTTTCTACTCTCAATTGGCTGGATTGTAAATCTTGCACCCTTAACACCAAATTGGTTTCTATCACCTTTATACGCAGCCATCAATACAGGCTCAAACCCACCAGTTATTCTGTCACCATTAAAATGAATATGATTAGAGACGAACTCATAGTGACGTCCCTTTTTTTCTAATTTGACTGGACCTTGAATTACTATACTAACATTTTGTTGACCCAGTTGTGAACCATAATTTATTCCATACACACTTTTATTTTTTAGATTTCTATTCTTTATTTTTCTTGCAACAGTTGTAGCTCTTGGTATTTGACTACCAAACTTTTCATGTACAGTTTTTATGAAATCTTGAACTTCAGTGCTTCCTTCAATTCCTCTTTCAGTCATCCCACCCCACTGTTGAAAATCTTTAGGCGTTCTTCCATCTTTATGTGAGATCCAAACAATTTCTTTGCCATCAACATCAATTAAATGAAAGTCAGACTTTGGTTGGCGCGGCGTTGTTTCCGCATCAGAAACATCGTATACCTTTGTACCTACTTTAATTTTAACTATAGCAGAGGCATTCTTCTTTTTTAACTCTGCAATCTGTTTCTGAAGACTTTTTAGCTCGGCGTCTTCTTTAGCAGTTCCAGCACCCTTACCCTTGCCACCAAACTCTTTTGTTTTTTGAAGACTACCAAATGAATATGTATTGCCATCAACATCAATAAGTTTTTCTCTACTCAATAGAGTTTGATTTCGTTTCTTTAGATTCGTAAGAATATCTTTATTAGGAATCAGCTTTACTTTCTTGCCAGATATCAGCGTAAATGGTTCCTCGCCCTCATACTTACGTATGAAGATTTCTACACGCCAGTCATATTTAAACAAAGCAGAAACACTAAGATTTGCCATAAAAAAAAGCCTCCTGATATATTTATCAGAAATAAACGCCAGATAAAAAGAAAGCCGGTTGCCCGGCCTCCTTGAAATACTAAGTGTAATTAATTACTCTTATGAATGTGGTATTTAGCTACACCGCCGCCGCCATGGCCTTGATCATCGTAGGAACTATGTACAGTATAACCATCGTGGTGTGACATACCTTCGTATCCCTTCTTGTTGGAGCTTTTGGTTTTGTTGCTTTTTGCTGCATCTTCATGTTTTTTAATCAACGAAGCATGGTGATCTGAAACACCCTTCTTCTTCATCAGATATTTATGAGCTGCATTCCACTTATCACTACTAACACCGCGGTATCCACCATGCACATATGGGTCAGCGTGACGAGTTTTTGGATCATGTCGGGCTTTATCATGGTCAACTGTAATGGTAGCTTCTTCAATATAAGCCTCTGCAACAATTTCTAGATCTTCGACGATATGCTCGGGTGCATGAAGAACTTTATCCTTGTGTGCATTGCCGTTTTTGTGAACTGTATAACCATGTGGATCGTGATCACCCATGGCTGTGTGCATAGTAATATCAGGCCTCTTATGTTTGTGATTATTATCATCATGATTAACTTTGTAACCCTGCTTCTTAGCATGAGAGATTACTTTTGCTTGATGGTTAGCATAAGACAATTGATGATCATCATCTGCTTCATCATCTACTGCATATGTTTTATCGTCTTTGTGTTCATGCCCAGGCGCAAGAGCTTCAGTTACTTTTACTTTTTTCTTCATATGTCCGTGGTTTTTCTCTTTGATAACTTCCAAGTCTTCGACTGGACAATCTTCAACGATGTATGGACCTTCTTCACCATCAAACATTACGTCATAGTGAGTTACATAACCGGTTCCATCTTCGTTTTCTTCAAGAGTGTGCATGCCTGGGATACATTTACCTTCGCCGTGCTCTTTATGAACAACGTGTGTGGCACAATCGTGCTTCAGAGCTTTCTCTGCATTGTCTGCATCAACGTCTTTGGCTTCTTCACCGAGCTTGACACCCATTGCATCATATGCTTTTTTGTTATCTGGATCCTGTTGAACTTTATCTGCACCACGTGTAGTAGACCCACCGGCGCCAGCTTTTTGTTCACTTGGAACTTCTAAGCCTGCATCTTTAAGTGATTTCTCACCAGCAGCGTTTTTTTTATCAGCATTGACTTTGGCAGCATTATCTTCATCTTTTGCAAGAGCTGGCATTGTACCAACATCTTCTTTGAAGAAAGTGCGATAGCGCTTGTCGGCAGCCATTTTTTCAGCAATGATTTCGATGTACGTTTTTTCAGTCATTTTACTTTTCCATAAAAGTTATTAAGATTTCAGGCATATTTATAAGTCTTGTGTGCTCTACTTTTTCTTTATGTCGTCTACTTTTTTTTAAATTATTCAGGTTCCCAGCGATGCTAGATGATAAATATGTTTATGATTTCAACTGTTAACCCGCAAACCCAAATTGCTAAAAAAAGAGAGGGCACTTCAATGATGCCCTCTCTTTCCTTGTTTATCGCTTGGACAGGCTTAACCCCAAAGTCATTACCCCATCAATTCCAATCAGCGTTAGGGATCCCCGCACGGACCTTACTAGCGCACTTGCCGCTGGCGTCTGCATCGCCAACAAGCGATCTACGAGCATGTTTACAGATCTAGAATGAACTAGAATACAGTGCTCGGCATACTATTTATAATTTTATTCCCCGTCCACTAAAATTATTTCTGGCATTTCTACTAAAAAAAACTTAGGTGTCCAGCCATCAAACATCCCACCCATATTCAAATGTGCTAACCTCTTATGAGCATTGCGTTTGTTTGAATCTCTATACACAACCAAACCAGTTGGACGTTCGTGAATCTCATACTCTTCATTCTTAATTATCGTGTAGTTGTTCATACCTTTAGCTCTCCAAATGTTTTAGCTGGTTTATCTCTCGCTGCTTCAATATAATCCATCACAGGAATATCATCCTGTAGATCTTGTGCTTCTGGTTCTGCATCAAACAATTTAAACTTGGTCTTATCAATCCCAAGTACAAACCTCCGATGTAGTGATGGATCATTATACCGGTTCTTCAACTGCTTAATCATAACCTGGCCAAGCTGATCCATCTCATCTGATCGTATCAGCGCAAACATAAAGTCTGCTGTTGCTGGTAGACCAAAGGACTCTGATGTATTCTCTAGGCCAACATCAGAGTTAGAATATCCTTCTCTATTAGTCTGTGTTGCAGTTATGATTGGTACATTTGTTTCTACAGCAAGACCCCTAAGCTCTTCAGCGATGGCCTTAACGATAGTGTATGAGTTGGCTGTAATAGCGCCACGCAAACGTGAGCTAGCACAGATGTTGATGTAGTCAATGTATATGATATCTGGCTTGAATCTTTTCTTGAGTTCAAGCTCTTTCAATAAGGTCTTGAAGTGAAGACTGTGTGCAGAGGCTGTAGGATATTCTTTAATAACTAATCGACCCTTAGTCTTACTTTGGATCTGCTGCATCTTCTTATTGTATACATCCTTAGGTAACATATCAATCTCATTATATGATACATTCATTAGGTTAGCATCAATACGTTTAGCAATAGCCTCTTCAGCCATCTCCATCGTAATGTATAAGACATTCAATCCTTGTGTTAGATTGTGTGCTGCAAAGTGACACATCGCCAGTGACTTACCAGCACCTGTCCCAGCAAGAATTACGTTAAGAGATTTCTTACTGAATCCTCCGTTAGTAATTTTGTTCATATACTCAAGATCGAAGTCTACCTTTTCTTCTTTCCTATGATATGATTCATACCGGTCTTCAGCATCTTCAATGAAGTCGTGACCAACATGCTGATCAAATGATACACCCAGTGCTTTACTAAGGATGTCTGGGATAGATGTCTTTGTATCCTTTTCATCTTTGCCATCAAGGATCTCAATAGACTTCATCACAGCATTGTACACAGCTTTATCTTGGCAGAACTTTTCTGTCTGATCTACTAACCAATCAACCTCATGCTCAATACTTTGACTGTCAAGGATATCAATTAAATCCTTAGACTCTTTGTATGTAGCTTCATTGAGTGATTGGTCATCTAGATCAATTTGTAGTGACTGCTTAGATGGGACTGTATTATACTTTACATAGTGACGAGTAATCAACTCGAACACTATTTTATTAGATTGGCTTTGAAAGTATACAGGCTCTAGGAATGGAATAACTTTACGAGCATATTGTTCATTATGTACTAGATTATTTAAAATCGTATTTTCAATCACGTAACAATATCCTCAACAATCCAACCAACTGTTTGCGTAAAACGTACGCGTTCACCATCTTCTAAATCAGGACCTTCTGTAATCGTATAGTCAATCTCTACACGAACAGGTCCATCAGTATCATCAACATTGTCAGGAATTCCTAACTTGTTAATTTGAAATGTAATATTAGTAAAGTCTCCAGTAAGAACTTTAACTTTCCAATTAGGAAAGTCTTTATTCGTCTCCAGAACTTGATAATGCGGTATCGCTCGATTCATACTCTGTCTCCACAACTGATACGGGGTCTTCTTCTCCATATGCAAACTCTTTCCTGGCTGCTTTATCGATTAGATCTAAGA